ATGGACAGACGAACGGCGGGACGTAACAGCGTGTTTGACGAATGGGTCAATGCGCAAGGCAAGCCAGAGGCAGAGGCGCTTGTAAACGCATTGAACGAATACGGCAGCGTTTGGGATGTTGCCGTGAATGAAATCGAATGTATGCCGAGCGCGGTGTACTACCACATTCAGCGGCTTGGAATTGAGCGCGTGGGCGATCAATGGAAAGTAAAGCTCCATGACAACTAACCCCTCTACGGACAACGGCGTTCGCTTGCTGGCGGCGTGGCTGGCTGGCAACACAAGCGGATTACAGCACGCAATAGACAAGCTGGCAGCGATGACAACGCTTACTACTGATGATACGCCGAACGCGATCATCGGCGCAAGTTGCAGCACGCAAAAGAACGCACGCACAGAAAGCGAGGCAGCATGAGCGCAACCGAGTTGACACTGGAGCGGGCAATCAAGGTTCTGGAAGCGCACGGCGCATGTGACTCGGCGCTGGAATGGCTGCGTGGTTTGCCGGAAGGCACGACGCCGCGCGCGGCACTGGAGCAGGCGGATCGTGGATATGTCGTGTGGTTGGTGAACAAGTTTTTGAGTGACCATCCGGCGTGGGAACGCTATGAAGCCGAACGTGGGGCGGCGTGGGAACGCTATGAAGCCGAAGTCGCTCCGGCGTGGGAACGCTATGAAGCCGAAGTCGCTCCGGCGTTGGAACGCTATAAAGCCGAAGTCGCTCCGGCGTTGGAACGCTATAAAGCCGAAGTCGCTCCGGCGTTGGAACGCTATAAAGCCGAAGTCGCTCCGGCGTGGGAACGCTATGAAGCCGAAGTCGCTCCGGCGTGGGAACGCTATAAAGCCGAACGTGGGGCGGCGTGGGAACGCTATGAAGCCGAAGTCGCTCCGGCGTGGGAACGCTATAAAGCCGAACGTGGGGCGGCGTGGGAAGCACTGCGCAGCGCGATTATGGATGATTTGTTGGATGTCCTTGCTGCGCAGGCAGACGCGAAAAGTGAGGCGGTATGAATGTGGCAATCGTTGGTAGCCGCAACTACCCCGCGCTTGAGCATGTGCACCGCGTTGTAAATGCCTTGCCGGATCATGCGGTGGTTGTCAGTGGCGGCGCGAGGGGCGTGGATAGTGCTGCCGTCATGTACGCAGCGATGCGCGGTTTGCATCAGATCGTGTTGCGCCCTGACTGGCAGCAGTACGGGCGCGCAGCGGGGTTCATTCGCAACCAGGAAATTGTAGACGCCGCCGACCGTCTGGTCGCATTCCACCACGCCGCCAGCGCGGGGACTGCTGACAGTATTGCAAAGGCACGGGCGCGCGGCATTCCGGTCACGGTCTACACGTACAGCCCCGCCGATCCGCGCGGGTTCACCGTGCAGCAATTTAACCAGGAGGCGCAATTGTGATTATTTGCACTCACAACACACTGGCAGACCTGCGGGCGATGTGCGTGGCATTTACGCACGCGGGCGTGTTTAACCGCTGGCAACTTGACGGCTCGCTGTTGGTCATGCGCAACGGACGAGAAGAACTGCACATGGTTGCGCCGGATGCGACGTTTCGCACGCTGGCGTTGGAAGAACCCGCACTGGAGGAAGACGACACCGAAACGGCTACGGTCAAGCTGGACAGACAAGTCATCAGCGATGCGATTGAAGAGTACGAAAGAAAGTGGGGTGCGTGATGACATTTGATCCGAGTAAACACATTATCCAGCTTAAAGGCAAGGATTACCTGGAAACGAAATGGCGCATTGCGTGGTTTCGCGATGTCCACCCCAACGGCAATGTGCAGACGGAAATCGTTAGCGCCGACCCGCTAATCGTGCGAGCGATTATCTACACTGACGACGGTTCGCAACTGGCAACGGCACACGGCAGCGCGCAAGCCAAAGCGGGCGCGGTATGGAGTGGGCGCGAAATCGAGAAGGCAGAAACCGCCGCGATTGGGCGCGCGTTGGGTCATGCCGGGTTCGGCACACAATTTGCCGACGACGAAGGCGATCATTTTGCAGATACTCCTGTTTCGCAGCGCAATACCCCACCTGCGCGCCCTCCCTCCGCACAGCAGCAAGCGCCCGCCACGAACGGTAAGGGCGTGATCGGCAAGCCAAAAGCAACGAACGGCAATCCGCCCGCGATTGAGGACGCTCCAGAGATGCAATTCATTTGCAATTGCATCGAGGTGAAACCGCGCGTTGGGCAAGCGGGCAAGGTTATCGAGTTCCACTCCATTGACGGCATAAAAGCCACTGCCTGGACGCGACAGGTACTTGTAGGCGTGTACGCTGAAGATAGCGATTTCTACAAGTCGCTGGCACAAAACGGGACATACATTCCTCTGCAAACACTGAAGATCACATATAAGCGTGACGCGCGCGGATTTAATGTCGTGGAACACGTTTCGTTGGCTGCGCAAGCCGACCCGCTGGCACTGATGTAGGGGTGGGCAATGAATGACCAGTGGACACAACGGGATGAACTGGACACATTGCGCGCCGCCTATGATTACGCGCTGGAACTGATGGCAGAGTACCCGTGCGACGAACACGCTGCTGTGTTGGACGTGGCACGGGATGAATACGAGCGGGCAGAGAAGCGAATGATGGACATGGAGATGATGCGATGAGCGAGATGAATGACACAACGAACGCGAGTGAACTTCCGCTGGAGACTGTTGAGGAAGAGCAGCGCAAGCGCATCGAGGTTGCCAGCGTAACGATTTACCACTACGCGGCGGGCGCAATCGTCGAACAAAAGTGGTTTGATGACCAGCCGTTTACGTGGCGCACGGAAGACCTTGAGGAAGCGATTGCACTCACAGAGATTTCCGACATTAACCACATCCTCTTTCTAAAGGAAGTAACGGAGATTGACTTCCGCCCCGCGTTTGGCGAGCGCGATACGTGGGGACACGGGAGTGCAATTGATACGGTTATTACAGATGAAGGTTGCGAAATCCAGGATTTGATAAGCGCCGATAAACTGCTGGAACTGGCGCGGCGGCGCGAACCCATTGACACAATGGGTCGCCGCTTCACGGAAAACGGTCTTGTCTATGATACGGGCAAAGTGTGGCGATTCCCGATTGCGCTCCAGATCACTGAGGACTGGCGTGTTTATCCCGACGGCAGCGAAGAACTTCAAGGCGTGAGCATTGACCTGATGGGCGTTGTCACGTCGTTTGACGGTATTGAAATCGATCTCGTTTGCAGCGAAGTCGGCAATGCACGCAGGAGCGCGGAATGAACAAATATGGCGCGCAGCGTCTTGTGACCGAAGACGGCGCATTTGACAGTAGGGGTGAATACGCGCGCTGGTGCGAGCTAAAGCTGCTGAATCGCGCGGGCGCAATCGAAAACCTAGAACGCCAGCGCGAATACGAACTGCAACCGAAGTTCGCTCGCAACGGGCGCAAGGTGTCCGCGATCAGATGGCGCGTAGACTTCACCTACACGGAAGGCGGCAGGCAGATCGCAGAAGACTTTAAGGGCGTCGAGACGGTCGATTTCAAGTTAAAGCGCGCCTTGTTTCTACACCACCATCCCGACGTGATACTGCGCATTTCGTATGCAGACGGAACGATCGATGAGTGGGGTTGAGGCCGCAACGGGTGAAATAGCCCGTGATGACAACTGGGAACGGCTTGCTGAAATGGGTCGGCAAGCCGTTGAACTGGGGGACGGCTCGCGGTGGGCATTAGGCGCGTTAGCGCAGGAAGTGCAAACACATTATGGCATGGGCGCGATCAAGCAATGGTCTCAGGACGTTGGAAAAGAATGGCGGCGGGTCTACGAATACCGTGCCGTTGTCAGTGCGTGGCGTGACAGATATTCCACATATGCGGAATATCGCGAGTCGTTCCCGTCGCTCTCCTGGAGTCACCTTGCCTACGCTGCAAAGCTGGACAGACCGAGCGCGCGGATCGCGCTCCTGGAATGCGCGGCGGCGGAAGGCTGGACTTGCGAGCGCACCATCCTGGAAGTGCGCTCGGCACTAGGCAAAACGAGCAGGAAGCCGATTGCACTAGAGGCGGTCGGCACGCTTGCAGAACTGATTTACGCGCTGCGCAACGGCACGCTGGACGCGAGCGCGGTCTACCGGATGGTTGTGAAATTAGAAGATAACGAGGCAAACACATGAATAAACAGGTCAATCGCAAAAACGGCGCAATTGTATCGCGCGGCATCGAATGGACAGACTACACATGGAATCCTATCAAGGGGGGTTTTCACGCTTGTCAGTGGGAAATGCCAGACGGAAGCATTGCCAACTGCTACGCAGAGGATGTGGCATGGGCGCGGAATCACTGGCGTGAAGAGTTCCCAACAAACGAAAACGAGGCACAAAAATGACACACGTAACGACACCGCGCGCCGCATGGCATGAAAGCGTTGCCTGCCTGGAGCGCCGCGCGCTCACACAAATGGGCAACTTGTACGCGGGCGGCTATGCGCGCCTGCAACGTGCAACGATGACGCGGTACACACACTCTGGGCTTATCGTGCGCTTTGGATACCGCGCCAGCCGTTCATATAGTTGGCGCGAGCGCGAACTGGCGGCGCGCCACGTTGCCGAATTTCTGGCAAATGACGTGCTGCCAAGCGACTGCTGGATGTACGTACCATGACCACACGAGGCAACTACAAGCGCGCAAAGAAATCGCGCTTTGACCCGCTGCCAGCGGGCGTTAAGCGCGTCGTCATTCGGGACCGCCATATGCAAGTGGCGCATTACGAGGGCGATACGGTGGTCACGAACAGTTATCGGCACGCCAAACGACTGCGCACGCGCGGGCAGTTGGTGCGCTTTTACCAGATGCTTGGCTATGAAGTGCAGTACGTGGCGGGGCGCGAAACGGTGATGCAGAAAGTGGACTGCCGACACGCGGCGCAAATGGACGGAAAGGCATAAGCATGAACGAACTCACAGTTGTTGAATGGGCAATCGGCATTTGCGCGCCCTATCTATGCTGTTTCGGTTCGTTATTCTTGGTCGGCGGCGTCATGACGTTTGTCGGTTCGCGGCGGCGCGGCGGGGGGATGCTGATATGAGCGATGTCACACGCGAGACATACATACATCACGCCTACTCCGCCGACTTAACCGAAGATGACTATTACTGCAATCCGATTACGGCATTCCCGTTCCTGACCGCGCTTTACGGCGCGATCCCGGACGGCGTGATTGAGTTTACGTGCATTGCGCCCGACGCGCTGGGCATTCGCCCGAAAACGCGCATTTTATGGTACGAACTTGGCACTGAGGGCGCTGACGACGTGATGCAAAAGCTGCGCACGTTTAACCAGCGCGGATACGGCGTTTACTTTGGCGTCGGCATTCGCGCGCGAGCGCTCCCACCTGAGAGACGCACGAACAAAAAGACGGGCGAAGTATTCACGATGCAGCCGCGCGGCGGGAAGCAGCATGTGCGCTGGCTGCCGGGACTATGGGCAGAAGTCGATCATCCCGACAAAGACGCGATGATCGGCATGATGTGGGCTATCCCTGTTCCCCCCTCGATTATTGTTCACAGCGGCGGCGGCTGGCACGGCTACTGGCTTTTCCACGAGCCGCTGCTCGTGACAGACGAAAACCGCCACGCCGTTGACCGCGCCTTATATGCGCTTGCGCACGCGACTGGAGCAGATACGCACAGCGCGGAATTGGCGCGCGTTCTGCGCTTGCCTGACAGCGTAAACACCAAGCCAAGTAGGAACGGCGCAACGTGCCGGGTCACGGCACGCTATGGCAGCCGCTACCACTTTGATGATCTCTTCAAGATGCTTCGCCCGCATATGCCCGCAGAAGCGCCACGCATTCAACGCGCCATTCCCCTAGAGGCGACTAGCCCGCTGCCCCGATGGGTGCAGGAGTTTCTCGCAAGCGGCGCTCCGTCTGGCAGCCGGAATGCCACACTTTTCAAGGTGGCTTGCGCTTACAACGATGCTGGATTACCGCAATACCAGTGCGAGCAGGAAGCGGGCGCGGCGGTGATTGCAGACGACTTCACGCACGACGAGGCGATGCGAACGATTGCCAGCGCCTACAGGCGTCCTGCGCAGCCGCGCGTGGCTGGCACGATGGGCTTGCGCATGGGCGCGGGCGACCGGATTAAGGAACTGAGGGGGAAGCGATGAGTGCCACATTTGACATGTTTCTGCAATGGGAACAAACAACCCGCGACACCATTGATTTCAAGCGCACATACGTAGACATGGCTGGCGATTTGGTTGCCGGGCTTGTGCTGAGCGAGATTGTATTCTGGTATTTGCCCGCCAAAAGTGGCACAAACAAACTGGTTATTCATCGTGACGGAGAGCAATGGATAGCCTGTGGACGCAAGCAATGGTGGGACCGCGCTCGCGTTTCGCCCAAGCAGTTTGACCGCGCCGCCAAACTGCTCGCATCCATCGGACTTATCGAAAAGCGCATTTATAAGTTCAACGGAGAACCCACTGTACACGTTCGCATTGTGCATGACAAGTTTGTCGAACTGTGGAATGCCGTAAGTGGTGGGGAAAATTCATTTTCCCCAAAGGTTAATTTCGATGTTCCCCAAAGGGTAAAAACCAACTCTACCAAAGGGGAAGCTCCATATACAGAGATTACTACAGAGACTACACAGAGTAGTGGTGCTTCACCACATTGCGCACAGCGTAAACCGCGTACCCCGCGTAAGACCAAAGCTGCTCCTGCTCCAACACCTGCGCAGCAAGCCAAAGCATGTGTACAGGAACATGACTTGTACAAGGCGTATTGCGCGGCGGTGTTCCCTCCTATCGTCGTGACACAGACCAACGCGGGTCGGTACATCGAAGCGCTGGACATTCTCGAAAAAAACGGCGTTACCGCTGCGCAGGTCACAGCATATGTGGCGAAACAAAGATCGGGCTTCCAATTCGTGTGGCTTCCAGATCGTCTTTCTGGCTTGCTTGTTTCGTCAGATGTGGCTGACCCTGCCGAGAGAGCGCAGGCGCTTGCGCGTGAGGCAAGGCGGCGCGCCGAACAGATGGAACAAATGCGGGCGCGCAATGCAATGGCGCAAGGCGGTGCGACATGAGCGGCTATTCGATGGAGGCATGGACGGCAGCCGCAGAGGACATCCTGTCGGCGCTGGTGATGGAACGGTACGTGGACGAGCGCGATGCTTACTTTCGCCAGACGTATTATGAGCATGGTTTGACGCCCGACGATATGCCGCCCGGACAATGCTCAACCCTGTACGCAGTGATCATTGATCTGTATCGCGAGCGCCGCGAAGTGAACGCGCCCGCAGTGATGACGCGGATGAGCAACCTGAACCAGGCGTGGTATTACAGCCTGTCGGTGCTGTTTGATGACATGCGCCGAATGGATTACGCATCGCTGATCCGCCTATGCAAGGAATATGGGGCAAAGGCGCGGGCGATTACCGTCTTGGAGCGCGGCGCGGTTGCGATCAAGCAAGGCGCGGCGGTTGGGGACGCCATGCGGTCTGTGGTCTCGAATATCTCAACCGAAAGCGCAGCAACAGCGGGCGAAACTGCCGACGCGGTAGCCGGAGACATCACCGATTGGCTGGAAGGAACGCCGGAAAAACTGCTATCAACGGGGATCGATTGGTTGGACGCCGAGACAGGCGGGATTGAAAAGGGCGCGTTCTACGGGCTGGCGGGCGCGTATAAATCACGCAAGTCAACGCTTGGGTACAACATCCTACTCAACGCGGCTCGTGCTGGCGAAAGCGTGGCTATTCTCTCACTCGAAAATTCGCGCCTGAAGATGGGCGCGATCATGACGGTGATGCTGGCGGTTGACCACCTGTTTTACACGCGGCGGGACTACACGCCCAACAACCCACTCTACTGGATGAGCGCCAAGCAGCTATTGAATGCGCGTGCATCCTATCGCACATGGCGCAAGGAAAAAGTCGAGGCGATTGAGGTGGGGCTGTCCAAGTGGCGGGCGCTGCAAGATCGTATCCGGCTTTATGACATGACGCGCGAAGGCGGTCTGCACGGCGGCAGCATTTCAACGGTGGTGCAATGCATCAAGCGCGATCAACACTTGTACGGCGGCTGGCTGTACATGGTCGATCATATGCTGCTGATTGAACGTGCGCTGCAAAATCAGCCCTATTTGCAGCAGACGGTTGTGTCGGGCGCGTTACGCGAATTGGTGCGACAGTCGGGCGATCAACCGCTTTCCGTCTTGCTGCTGGCACAAATGAATGAAACATCTATTCGCAATGGCAACATGGGTGCAAGCGGGGTCAAGGGTGGCGGCGCGCTGGCAGCGGATGTGGACACGTTGCTTGAAACACGGGGCGTGGTTGAAATGGATGACAAATTCTATAACGACCGTTCGCAGGTGCGAATCCAGCGCGGACGCGATACCGCCAGCACGGGATGGAATACCGTTATGTACCATGACGGCAGTGGCTTAATCCTGCCCAGTAAGACCGTCAAGTTTCCTGACGTGATGACTGTCAGCACCGCCACGCCCGCGCACGATGAGATGTTGGATACGATGCTGGACGCACTGGAGGCGCAATGATGATTGCTCTGGACACAATTGTCGTGAATGACGCGCTTGACTGGCTGCGCCGCAGTGTGCGCAGCGGGGAGTGCTGGTGATGCCCGCGTTGCTTGTTGGCTCGCTGTGCAGCGGCTATGGCGGGCTGGAGCTTGGTATTCTGCTGGCGGCGTACAGGCTCGGTATTCCGGCGCGCGTGGCGTGGCAACTGGATTACGAGCCATACTGCGCGGCTATCTTGCGCGCACGCGGTGATGTATTCGGACATCCGCGCGTGTACCACATGAACATGAACCACATTGCGCGCGGGATGCTTGCGCCTGTAGACATTGTGTGCGCAGGGTTGCCGTGCCAGCCGTTTTCGATCACTGGCAGCCAGCGCGGGGAAGCGGATGAGCGCAATTTGTTTCCAAAGTTTTTTGAAATAATGGACTGGCTACAACCGCGCAGCGTGTTACTGGAAAACGTACCCGCGCTGCAAACAATTGACGGAGGTCGCACCTTTGAACGCATCATCAACCAGCTTGCCACGCGCTGGCAGCATATCGAATGGGGAATTGTCAGCGCCGCCAGCGTGGGCGCGCCGCACATCCGCAGGCGCGTCTTTATCACCGCGTCCAATACTGCCTACGACGACAGCATCGGACATTGCAGGGCGCAAGCCTTCTCTGAGTTCCGTGAAAACAAAGTCGGGGACGTATCGCCACAAGTATGCAGAGGGGAAAACATCTTTAATGCGCCTGTCGCAGGTGGCGCAACTGCTGCCGACGCCGACGGCGCAAATGTACCGACGCGGCTATGCGTGTTGGGGCAATCGCAAGTCGCCACCATTAAACGATCTGCATTACGGACTGCTGAACCCGGAATGGGTCGAACTCCTGATGGGATTGCCGTCGGGATGGACTTCGCTCTACAGCATCGATTTCCACGTGCTGAATACCAGCGCTAGGACGAACCGCCGCGTACTCTTGCCGGAGACGATACGCAGGAGCGAAAGGCGCGCATTCACGCACTTGGTAACGGCGTCGTGCCTCAACAGGCGGCGATTCCGGCGGCGGCGTTGCTTCAGCGGCTAGAGTTTCCGCACGGGCGGAATATTGCCAGCAATGGCAGGAAGGACGAATGATGATATTCGCTCACACACACGAATGGATATTCGAGCCATCGCCGCACACTGGCGACCTGAAAATGCAGACGCGGCGGCTGGCGCTGCCAGAAGCGGACGGTGGGGACACCGTCCCGTGCGAAATGATTTCCTATCCAATGGGCGTTAAGGCGGTCACACGCTTTGATGATGTGCGTGGCAAGTGGCGCACCATTTACCGTGTTGGGAACACGTATTCTGTACAACCCGGACGAGGCATGAAAGCAGTCGGTCGCATTCGCCTGCTAGACATCCGTCGTGAGGACGTGCGCATGATTAGTCGTGCAGATGCGCGCAGCGAGGGGTTTGAGGATCAAATGGAATTTCTGAAGGTGTGGGTCAATATACACGATCCGTCGCGAAAATTTGAGGCATGGCACGGTCACTATATGATGTTTACGCAATGGCGCGGGCGCGGCTGGGAAGTTGCAGATCGCCAAAGTGTCATTGACTATCTGAATGACCGTCCGCCAGAGCGTTATGACGCATGGGTATTGACATTCGAGGCGGTGCAGCCATGACGCACTTCCATTTTTCGGTGGGCGAGCGCGTGTATGTGCAAACCGCCATCGAAGCAAACGAGCAGCCGACGTTTACCGTTGGCATTGTACGCCAGCGGTATACGCCGCGTGACGACGGCAAGGAAATCTACTTTGTGGAATGGCAGGCGTCGGAAGACAGTCCCATGCGGCGTGCATGGCTGGAAGATCGGCAACTGGGCAAAATGTGGGGGGACTTGCCACTATGAATACCAGCGCTGCGTTTGAACGCATCAATGCGCTCACGATTGAGCAGCGAGACAACGCCTACGCCGCCGCGCGCAATCGCATCGCAGGCAAGCCGCCTGCGATGGAAGACCACACATCGCAAACGCAGGCAACCATTCCACCTGCGATGGCTCGCATGATTACAGCACTGTGCATGATTATGCTCGTGGCTGCGTTTATTCCGTCTGCGATGCGTATTCACGCAGTTGCGTTGACGACGTTTCGCAGCACTATTTCGCACGAGGCAAGCGCGCATGTCGCAGCGCTGTGCGTTGTGCTGATGGCTGAAATCGGTCAGGTCATTTTCACGCTTGCCGCTGCCACAAACGCAAAGAAGAAATCGCAGGAGCGACTGTTGCTGATGGGCGCAATCGTTGCTACTGCGATTGCGTTGTTTGGCAACTGGTACGCATCGGCTGACAGTGCGTTCAAAAATCCGTTTACGTTCCTGGAGACCTTTGCACCGCCCGTGCTGGTGCTTGTTACGTCGTGGGTTTTGAAGTCGCAAATGCTGGACGCAGTGGAAACGCATTTCGCAGCGCGTCGCGAATACAAAAACGCTGTTGCCGTCTACGCAATTGCGATTGAAAATGCCGACGCACAGCCGCAGTGGGAGCGCACGCTTGCAAACACGTTGCGCGATGCGATTCGCAATGCGAACAGGCGAAGCACGGCGGTGTTACGAGACTTGACGCGCGAAGACTGGATCGCACTGGTGATGCGAGAACGCAACGCCGAGGAGTGGTATCCCGTGTCGCAATCGCAGGTTGTGACGGAGACGCAGCCCGCCCCCGAACCTATTGCGATTGCGCCAGCGCCACGCGCGGTATCCGTTCGCAGTTCTCAAACGCACACCAGCGGACGCAAGGCGGGGAAGCTCACGGGTGAACTTGCGAATGCGATTATGCAGACCGACGCGGGGTACGTTGGTGTTTGCCCGCATTGCGATTTTAAGACGCAGCCGAAAGCGGAATACAAGCAGGCAAACACAGCACTGTCAGCACATATGAAATCGCATCGCAAGACGCAGACGGAACAGCCGATTGCGATTGCGCCCGGCAGTCTGGCGGGCGCGCTTTTTAATGGAGCGGAGATTTCACCATGACGACCACCTCAAACGCACCTACCATGCGCCGCTTGCACAGCCCGATACGCTGGTTCGGCGGCAAGGGGCATATGACCGCCAAGTTGCTACCTATCCTGAACGCCATCGCGCACAAACACTACGCCGAGCCGTTTGGCGGCGGGGCGTCTGTCCTGATGGCAAAAGCGCCCGTGTCGGTCGAGGCGCATAACGACATCGACGGCGGGCTGTATGATTTCTTTGCCACCTTGCGCGATGACGCGGCGTTCGAGCGTTTCTATCGCGTGGTCGCAACGCTGCCTTATTCCGAGCAACTCTATCAAGAGTGCCGCCGCGATTGGCACACCCAGACGGAGCGCCATGAGCGCGTGTGGCGCTGGTACGTTGTGGCGCGCCAAAGTTTCGGCGGGCGTTTTGGTGCGTCAATTGGTTTGGCGCGCACTGCGTCAACTCGCGGGATGGCAGAAAGTTGCACAAGGTGGATAAGTGCGCTGGATATGCTGCCAGCCATTCACGAACGTCTCCAGCGCGTGCAAATCATGAACCGCGACGCGCTGGACTTTATCCAGACATTTGATGACCCGCAGACCCTGTTCTACATTGACCCACCGTATTCCGTAGATACGCGCGCTGGGGGTGAATACGCACATGAAATTGACGACGCCTATCACGCGCGTCTTGTAAGTGTGCTTCTGGAGATACGTGGCGTGGCGGTTCTGTCGTGTTACGACCACGCCGTCTACACGCCGCTTGCTGAGGCGGGCTGGCAAAAAGTGCAATGGAAGACCGCTTGCCATGTGGCGGGCAGAACGCGAAGCACGGGTATCGTCGGGCGCGGCGCGGCGCGGCGAATGCAGGCGCGCACCGAGACGGTGTATATCAGCCCGCGCGAAACGGCGTTGCGCCAGATGGAAATGTTCGGCTAATGTCGTGACCATTGCGTTTACACCAATGCCACGATTACCCCGCTTGTGTCAGATCGCAAGCTGTGATTCACTGTATGTATAAGAACGTGTGAGCGAAAGGAAGACGGTGCATGATGGATGCGTGGATTGTTATGCGAGTCTGTTGTTTCATGGATGAGGACAATAACTTTAGGGACGCGCGCGGCGTGTTCGTGGGCGATGACGCACTTGAGCGCGCAAAAGCCGCTGTGTACGCTGACATCATGGGAGAACGTCGGCACATTCAGGAGCAACAGGAACGGGCTGCAATCCAAACCGCAAACGACCCCATTCGCATCGTCGTCGCGATGACGGATGAGATTGTCAACAGCCCACTGCAATGGCAGGAAGATGACACTGGCAACTGGCAACTGTTGCGAGACGATAAACACACGAGTATATTGAACGATGGGTAGAGGGGGAGCTAAAAGCGTTATGAGTGGCTACATGCAATTGATCATCGCCGGCAATGTCGGCGGCGCGCCGGAAATGAAATATCTGCAAAGCGGCGCGCCAGTGTGCAATTTCAGCGTGGCAGTCAACACCGTTACCGGACGCGGGGAAACACGCCAAGAGAAAACAACATGGGTACGGGTAGCGGCGTGGCGCGAGCTTGCTGAGGTCTGTAGCCAGTACATCAAGAAAGGCGCGCAGGTGATGGTCATCGGCACGGTGGAAGCACGCGCGTACACGGGCAATGATGGCGGCGCGCAAGCATCATTGGACATGACCGCGCGCGAGGTCAAGTTTATCGGCGGGCGCGCGCAAGAGGGCGCGGGCGCGTTCGACACAAATGGTTCAAACGACATGGCAGAAATGCCGTTCTAGGAGGCATGATGGCGATTAACTATGACCTATTGATACGCGACGAGCGCACTGAGGCGCTTAAGAACATCTGGAATGAGGAGTTTGCCAAAAGAGACCTGATCGCCGACGATGTGGCGTGGTATCCCGACTGGGGACTGGTGGCGAGCATAGACAACTTCTGTGAAGCAATGGGTCCCGTTAACGTCAGGATGACACCTGAAATCAGCGAAAGCGACCTTGCAGACCCGGACCTTATGCGGGCGGAATTTGCGCACCTTGCGCAATCGATGCGCTTTTACCGCCGTGCAGACATTATGGCGCATCAAATCATCAGGGCAATAAAACGACGGTTTATCGGTGCTTCACCCGTTGAACGCCGAAACCGCAGGCGCGGCGAAAATCAGTAGGAGACGCACATGGCACACCAGCGGGGGACGGGTATCGAGGCAAAGATACTGGCGCAGATCGAAAGCGGAGTAATCGATACCGCCGCGCTGGTGAAAGCGACGGGCGGTAATCCCAACACAATCCGCCGCCTGAAGTCAGAATGGTTTCGCAGACTCATCATTGAGCAGGCGTGTACACGCGAGCGCCGTGAGCCAAAGCACGACGTGCGGGCGTGGCACGAGCGCGCGGTTGCGCTCCCACAAACCCAAGACGACGCAGACGCAATCGCGAGCGTGATCGCAGGATTACGTGTGTTGGGGCGTCCTGCCGTGCTGACAATCGCCAGTGACCAGCATATTCCAGACCATGACCCTCGCGCGCTGGCGTTGAACATCGAAACCGAGCGCCATGTACAGCCGGACTTGCGCGTTGACGGTGGCGACATTTTTGATCTGCCAACGATTAGCCACTTCGCCAAAGACAAAGCAGTTCCAATTATCAGCGCGCTGCGCATGGCGCGCCCGGACTACTATCGCTACATTGACGCGCGGATGGACGTGTCATCCGCACCCATCATCCATGTCAGTGGCAACCACGATGACCGGGTGCGCAGGAAGCGCGATGAGTGGTTTCAAATGGGCGAAGAAATCCAGGACGCCTATGCTGCGCTGGTGCGCGCTGAGGGGCGCGTGTTGTGGCACGGCTGGCTTCAGGATTTAGAGATTGGCTACCTGAACATCATTCACGGTGAACGCACCAACATACACGCCAGCAAAAGCACGCTCGAAACCGACCTTGCCTACGGGATGTCCGTTGTCTTCGGTCACACACACCGTTATGGGTTGTGGACAAAGATGACAAAACCGCCGGGCGGGCGGCGGCGGCTGGTGCAGTCTGTCAATATCGGCTTTGGCGGTAACAACCCGCCCGCGTACAAATCAGAAATGCATCGGGCGGTTGACTGGGTACATGGCAGCGCGATGGCGCATGTGTATCTGGACGATTGGATTGTGAATATTCAGCCCATCCCGTACCATGTCACCCAAGCGGGTGGAATGGTGTGCTTTGTGGGTAGCACGCGGCTGGAAGTGGACAGAGAAGGGAGGCGTGTGTGGTGAGACACTACAAATATGAGGACGGCGTGGCTACGGAAGAAACCAGCGCGTGGACGGATAATAGTCGCACTGATGATGAATGCGTGCAAGCTATCCATCGCGCGATTGCGCGTAGTCTGATTGACTATGCCGTCGCTGCTGCGCTGGTGGAAGCGGCAGCAGATTTGACGACAGACGGATTTGCGGGTGACGAAATAGCCGAATGGTTAATTGCCATTCGGGAGGGGCGCAAGGGTCCATTTAATGATTTTGCGCTCGCCCAACAGGTTCTTTACTGGTTGGGGCTTTTGGTCAAGAGGGTCAAGTCAAATCAGAAAAACACCAGATGCAATATCATGACAATGTGGGACAAAATCGCCGCCAGCAAACGCGCTTTACGCGCACGGGACACAAACGAAGTGGATTGCGATGGTAGCGCGCATGTGATCGCGCGCCCGACCGAAACCCTCGCCATACGCCGTGCAAGCGCCGCACATCTGCTACGCGCTTACGGGGAAACAGGCAACCTAGAGCGGCTTGCTGCGTATATTTTGCGCGCGGGCAGCCACAACCCGGAAGTCGGCGGTGCGCACCCTGCCGTTGAGTACACGTTTGATGACGATTTCGCTGTTACGGTAGCCATTGGCACAAAACGCCCCGCGCTGTTGCCGGGCTGTATTCGTTGCGGTGGGCGCTACCCGCTGGGCATGTTCACGAGCATGACCGAGCAAGGCAAGCGGCGCTGGTATACATGCTCCCATTGCCGCAATGATGAGCCGCGCACATGGCGAAACTGGTATCAGTCTGACAAAATTGACGTGCGCCGCAGAAAGCGTCAACGCCAGACCGTGCCGTAATATTCGTAATAGAGGCATATGGTATAATATATGGTAGGACGAAGTGCGTTGCGAGCCTCGTGGCGCGCCATGTTTTGCCAGCGGATTACAGCGCGCTTCACACGAAAGCGCAACCGCTGGCTTTAATCCCCCTGATTGAAACTCTCACATTTTCCGCATATGCGGAATTTTTTGTATCCCCTGACTGACAGCACGAGGTGCGCGTATGGCAAGTTTGCTTTATCCGCTGGCAAAAGAATCGTTTTTGAAAGGTGAAATTGCGCTTCAAAGCAATGATATTCGCTGCGTCCTGGTCGATACGGGTGCGTACACCTACAGCGCTTCACATCAGTTTCTAAGCGATGTGGCAGTTGGCGCGCGGATTGCGGTGTCTACTGCGCTGCAAAGCAAAACCACGACGAGCGGCGTTTTTGACGCGGCTGACATCACGATCAACGGGGTCAGTGGTGCGACGGTCGAGGCGGTGATCGTCTATCAGCACACGGGTAGCGATGGTACTGCGCGCCTAATTGCGTATGTGGATAACATTACGCCCCAGCCATTTATCCCAAACTCCGGCAACGTCACGATCACATTTGACAACGGCAGCAATAAGATATTTGGGATATAGCCAATGCCCGATAATGTCACACTGCCTGGAGCATCGCAGGTCATCGCGAGCGATGACATCAGCGGCGCTCAGTATCAGCGCGTAAAGCCAGCGTGGGGCGTGGATGGCAGCGCGGTTGACGCCAGCCTGACCAATCCAATCCCCGTGCAAATGCAGACCATCGCACCCACGCCCACGACGGGCAATATCACCGGGAACGGTCAAACCGTAACAGCGACGCTCAACGGCGCAAACTCGATTCTCGCGGTCATGTCTGGCACTTTCTCAACCGTTAACGTCACGTTTGAGGCGACAGTTGATGGCACGAACTGGTTTGCGCCGCATGGCGGGCGTCTTGATGCGTTCACCATTGGCAACACTACGGGTAACAAGTCAAGCACTGTCGAAGGGTATCTCTTCCGCGTAAGTGGCTGCACCCAGTTTCGCGTGCGCTCGACTGCGTATACCAGCGGTACGCAGGCGTGGACGTTGGCGCCTTCGTACAGCGACTTTGCGCCACTTGGGACGGTCGGCACGGTCGGTATCAACGGTACGGTGACGACGAGCATCAGCGGAAACCCAGTGCTTGGCGCTGGCACAAACCTGCTTGGCGACGTTTCGCCCGGCATTCGCACCACATCGACCAACGCTGAACTGGTGCGTAATGTCGTCTCGACTGCTGATACCAATCAGGTGAATTTCAAGTCCAGCGCAGGACGGCTGTACGGCTGGACAATAGGAAACAACAGCGGGTCGTGGCGCTATCTCAAATTCCACAACACCAGTGGGACCCCAACGGCAGGCAGCGGCGTGGTCAACACCGTCGCCATTCCGCCGGGTGGTATTGCGCAGCTTCACCTGACTGCCGGGCAATCGTTCGCGACGGGGTTGAGCTACACAATTGTGGCGGGCGCTGCCACCAGTGATACAACGGGCATCGGTGCAAATGAGGTCATAGGCAGCATCTACTACGGGTAATCATGTCCCTGCTGATACTCTTTAATCAAGCCGCCAGTGATCAGCAGCTAACGCTCGCGAGCATTGCATCTTCGGGTGCGGTCGGTAGCATCGCGATTGCGCCGGGCAATGTCAATGTCACGCTGGCGGGGATTGCGCCCACAGGTGCGGTCGGTAGCGTGACACTTGTGGCGGGTGACGTTAGCCTCTCGCCCACAGGAATCGCGCCCGTATTCACCGCTGGTAGCATCACGCTCGCGCTAGGCGGCGTTAACGTCTCGGTGTCAGGCGTCGCGCCTACGGGTGGCGCTGGCAGTATGACGCTTGCGCCGGAAGTATCGGCGCTGACATTAGGCGGTATTGCTCCGGGCGGCGGCACAGGCAGCATCACGCTTGTGCCAGGCAATGTCAATGTCGCGTTGACGGGCGTTGGTGTTGCGGGCAGCACGGGCAATGTTACGCTCGCGCCAGGCGATGTCAGCCTTTCGCTGGCGGGCGTCGGCGCGGCTGGTGGTATCGGTAGCATCGCGATTGCGCCGGAAGCCACACCTCTGGCACTGAGCGGTATTGCTCCAGTCGGGGGTGTTGGTAGCGTTACGCTTGCTGCGGGTACTGTCAGCCTTTCTCTGAGCAGCGTAACGCCAAGCGGTAGTACGAGCAGTATCACACTTGTGCCAAGCGGCGTTAATGTCACGCTGGCGGGGGTCGGCGCGGCGGGTGGCACGGGCAGCATTACGCTTGTGCCGAGCGCGGCTGTGGTCACGCTTGCAGGGATCGCATCCGCATCAGCCGTTGGCAGCATCGTGCTTGTGCCAGGCGGCGCTAACCTATCGCTCACGGGCATTGCATCCGCATCGGCGGTTGGCGCTATTAACCTTGCGCCCGGCGATTTTGGTCTTTTGCTGGGCGGCGTTACTCCAGGCGGCGGCGTTGGCGCGCTGCTTTTGACCATTCCGGTAAACGGGCTGATGTCGATTGCGGCGAGCGCTCGCGCGCCCTCCATTGCGTCGGCGGGGCTACAACCCACCGCAGAAGCCGATGTGACCGCGCCTGCGATTGCGGTTGTAGCCACGCGCCTGACGGTTACGCACGCAGCAAACGCCCCGCGTATTGAGGGGAGTGCAAGTAATGGCAATTAGGCTGATGAGTGCCACCGAGCGCTCAACGCTTGTTGTGACACTGACGTTTAAAGACCACACGGGCGCGGCGGTTGTGCCAACCAGCGCCAACTGGACACTGACCGACACACGCGGCTCGGTCATCAATTCGCGCTCCAATGTGGCAATTAGCCCGCTGGCGTCAACGGTCAATATTGTGTTGACGGGGGACGATCTGGCGCTTACAGAAGCACTGGATGCGGAGCGCGTACTCACTGTGCGGGCGCAATACAACAGTTCACTGGGGAACGGTCTCCACCTGTCTGAGGCGTATCAGTTTACGGTCACTGAGCTTGTAGGCGTGAGTTGATTACATGAACTTAAACTTTCGCATTTTTGTTTACAAGGACTCTTATGGAAAATGCCTCGCAGTGGCAGAACCGCATTGTGCGCTATGGCGTGCAGCCCGCCGATCAATTTACCGCCAATCCGCGCAACCCGCGCAAACACCCGCAGAAACAGCGGGATGCAGTAGAGGGCAGCCTGAACACTCTCGGCTGGATAGCGCCCGTCGTGGTGAATGTCCGCACGGGGTACATGATTGACGGTCACGAGCGCGTCTGGCAGGCACTAGCGAGAGACAACGCCCCTGTGCCGTTCGTGGAGGTTGATCTCAGCGAGGACGAGGAAGCGCTGGCGCTGGCGACGTTTGACTTCATTACATACATGGCTGAATATGATCGCGATAATCTTGATGCTTTATTGCGAGAGGTGAACACGGATGATGCAGCATTGCAGGCGGCGATTGCAGAGTTAAGCGAAAGCGTTGGGCTGTATACCGACGAGACGCCAAAGGATGCGCCCGCTGCGCAGGTTGACCAAGCCGAAGAACTGCAAGAGAAATGGAAAACCGAGCGCGGTCAGTTGTGGCTTATTCCGAGTTTGCACGGCGGGGAACACCGCCTGCTTTGCGGAGATAGCACAAACGCCGACGATGTAAATCGCTTGGGGCTACGTGATGAGTATGTGTTTTTTTGCGATCCGTTTTTCCAGGACGCCCTGATTGCTAAAGTGCGCGCAATTTTTGACACGCGGGCAGCGGTATACATCACTGGTGGGCATCAAATCAAAGATGTAGTTTGTGGGCTGCCCTCTTTTCATGAGGGGGTTCTTTTGGGATTGTCCTCTATCCCGCAGATGGGAAATAAACACAAGCTGTTTTACGAACACAAAGTCGTCTATTGGGTTGCTGATTATCCACTCAATTTCGGCATTGGCTTTTCGTCAGTCATTTACAATGTCGAGGGTGCAACGCGGAAGTATGGTGATGTGTACCACCACACTTCTAAGCCAATCGACATGGTTGAAAAGCTGATTAAGCCATTTCGGGAAACAGTGGTAGTTGACCCGTTTTCGGGTTCGGGGACAACATTTGTTGTTTGCGAGCGCCTCCGTAGCCAGTGCTGTGGATTGGAGATTGAGCCGGGCTATGTGGCTGCAATTCTGGAGCGACTGTCGCTAATGGGACTATCGCCACACTTGGCATAGGGCGCTCATCCCATGTTCGTCCGTCAACATCGCGCCCGGCGCTATGGGGCGTGGGTCCGCCCCATTGCTTATGCCAGAACAGCGTGCCTTTCGCAATACATGCATCGCGAATTTCACGCACCCAATCCTTGCGATCTGGGCGCGGTGTCCACTTGCCGAACACCTTCATAACCAATCCGCGCCGCATACACGTTTCGGGGTCTTGTAGGTGTATACCGCTTTCGCCGCCCGTAATCATCCATTGGATGTTTTCCAGGTCGGGGCGCTCCCACACGCCAATCAGTGGTTCTGCGCTGACAAAGTGAATTGGAACATCGATGCGCCGGATGATGTCTGCACGATAGGCAGTGCGCCCCGCTTCGATGGTCGTGCCAGCCCAAAAGTTCGGGGGCAACGGTTTGCGCTTGCTGTATTCGAGCATCGCTTCAGGGCGCTTTGTCAACACCTGATAGACGTGTTGGGGCGTGTTGCGCATGACTTCGATAATCTGATCGCGATAAGTTTCGGGGATTTTGTCCCAAAACAAATCGCTCATCGAGTTCACGAAGATGATGCTTGGCTGCTTGAGCTTGTAAGGCTCTTGCAGTTTGTGAGGGCGAATGGTCAAGTCAAAGCCATTTGGGAAGGCAGCCCCTCCGCGATAGCGCTCTGCCAGCGTGAGCGCGTAGCAGTGCTTGCACCCTTCGCTGACCTTCTCGCATCCCGAAACAGGATTCCATGTCAGTTCTGTCCAATTAATGGCGGTCTCGTTCATGTCGTTTCCCCCGTGTTGCCATTTGCTTCCTGTTCGTCGTAAGGGTCGTATTGGTCAGCCCACGAACCCATGCGCTGGTCGCCAGCGATGCGAATGGCTTCCACTTGGCGCTTGAAATCGCGCAACTCTTCCAACTCGGTTGCAAGTGCCGCCTTTTGCGCTTTAGCTTTGGCAAGCAATGCGTCACGATGACGGTCATAATGCGCTGCATTAGAGGCGCGTTTCTTGCACGCAGCAGTACAATAGACAACGCGCGGATTGTCTGTGTGAAACGTCTTCGCACAGACGCGACACTGACGCTCGAAAGCGCCAGTGTCGGACACATCATAATCGTTAGCGCGAGGCATTTAGTACTGCCTCATGCTTTCCCAATAGTCTGCCGGGTCAACGTGCGCACCCGTCACCGCGTCAATCTCCCATCCGCGCTTGTCATATGCGCGACCGTTTTCCTGATCAAGCGTCTCGTTGTATTGCGCGATGCTTGTCTTGATCTCAGCTTCCAAGTCGCTTTCACCAGCCTTGCGCAGGTCTGCAATGATATTGCCCACCTGGCGATTGAGCGTCTTGATGCCAGTTCGGTCTTGGATGTCACGAAACACAATCAAATCACGATGATAGAAGCGGCTGATGGTGACCCTTGATCCCCACGTATCCATTGGTAGCTTGTTCAATTGCTCGTCTCCTTAATTCCTGATCATGCTTTCAGTGTACTATATTTCAGTACACTTGTCAAGCACTAAAATGCCAACCACAAGTTCGACCCGTTCGCATAATCAATCGCAGGATGTTTGACATGGCGCGCCCGACAAAATTTACGCAGGAAGCGCGCCAGCGCATTTTGCAAGCCATTCAACTTGGCGCAACGTATGAGCTTGCCGCAGCCTATGGCGGCATCAGTTACGAGCTTTTGCGCCAGTGGATTGGCAAAGGCGACAAGGGTACGGACACTGAGTTTGTTGCGTTTTTTGATGATTTCCAAAAGGCGGAAGGCGCAGCGGCAATCGGTTGGCTTGCAAAGATTGAACGCGCCGCGAATGATGGTAACTGGCAGGCGGCTGCGTGGAAGCTGGAGCGCCGTTACCCACGCGCCTACGGCAGAACTACCGTTGAACATTCTGGCGATGCGAACGCGCCGCTAAAGATTGTGGTGGAATATGCAGACGAGCAGCCCAAACGAACTAAAGATTAAGCTGCCGCGTCCCTATCCACTGCAATCCGAAATCCTGCAATCGCCCGCCAAACGCAAGGTCATCAATGCGGGGCGGCGCGTGGGCAAGACCACGCTCGCCAGCATCGCAGCGGCGCAATGCCTGCTTTCAGGCAAACGCGCGCTTCTGAGCAGTACATCGCAGGAGCAGGCTGATGTGTTCTGGCGTTACATTCGCGGATGGTTGCGCCCGCTAACCGATCACGGCATTGCATACAAGAACGAAACGCGGCGGATAATCGCGCTGGGAGACGGTGAAATTCGCGTCAAAACAGGTAGTGATGCTGATGCTTTGCGCGGCGATAACGTCAGCCTGTTGGTGTTGGACGAGTGCGCACGGCTCAACCCGACGGCGTGGCAGGAAGTCGGAGCGCCGATGCTTGCCGATAGCAATGGCGATGCAATGTTCATCTCCACACCTAAGCGACGCAACTGGTTTTTCAATCTGTACCAGCGCGCGATTGCAGACGACAGCGGTATCTGGCAGGCGTGGAGTTTTACGACGCACGCGAACCCATTTATCACACAACAGGCACTTGACCTGCTGATTAGCGACATGACCGAAAGCGCCTATCAGCAAGAGATTTTAGCGCAGTTCCTGGAGGGTGAGGGCGCGGTATTCCGATATGTCACTGAGCGATGCACCGCGCCACGTCAGCAGCCGTATTATGGCGAGTTTGTCTACGGGCTGGACTGGGGACGCCAGAACGATTACACCGTTATGGTGGTGATGGATCGCGAAACGCGCACGGTAGTGGATTACGACCGCTTTAATCAGGTCGATTGGAGTCTCCAGCGCGGGCGGGTACGCGCGATGATTGACAAATGGAAGTGCCGGAATGGGTATGCCGAAAGTAACAGCATCGGCAGCCCAAACATTGAAGCGCTTCAACACGACGGTATTCCGATAAGCGCATTTGAGACGACCGCCAGTAGCAAGCCGCCGCTAATTGAAAGCCTGGTGCTGGCGTTTGACCGCAACGAAATCACGGTGTTAAACGACCCGATCATCGTCGGCGAACTCATGGCGTATGAGGCGAAGACGACCGCCTCCGGACGCACGCAATACAGCGCACCGGAAGGGCTGCATGATGACTGTGTGATCGCGCTTGCGCTGGCGTGGAAAGCGTGCATGGGCGGCGTATCGGTCAGCTATGCGCCCGACTTGGGCAATTATTTGGGCGTGTGAGGGTAGCAATGTGTCATTCTTGGGGCGAATTATGGCGGGCATAAACGCATTTATCTCGTATCGCCCAGAGGCACTCGCGCCTTATGACGGGCGCGATTTCGGGTCGCGCGGCGACCGCGTATCGCGCTACCTGTTGTATCGCTCCTATTACGACAATACCGCCTATGCCAACATCAACCGCTCGGCAGCCGCGCACATTGCCCAAGAGCGGCTTTTCGTGGGGACGCGGGGGATTTACAACCCGGTTTCGCGCTCAGTAAACCTGTTTTCGGGCTACATTTACGGCGGGCAGATCGATTACACCACCTTGCGTAGCGGTGCTATTCCGCTGCAATTCGATAACGACGCACTACTAGAACCGCTGAAATGGGTATTGATGTGGTCTCGCTTTGGCGAACAGCGCTACGCCTATGCGCAGCACGTCGTCAATTATGGTGATGCGTTCCTGAAGGTTGTGGATGACACCGAGCGCGAGAAGGTGCGATTAGAGGCGCTTAACCCGACGTGGGTAAAGAGTGTCACATGGTCGCCCGTCGGCGACGTAAAAGCCATCACCATCGAATACGAGCGCACTGACGACCCTGATGACCCGAAATCACGCGCATATGTCTATCGTGAAGTGATCACGAAAGACACATTCAGCACGTTTAAAGACGAGAAGCCGCACGCCTACACCGAAGACGGGCTGACCGAGTGGGCGAACCCGTATGGGTTTGTCCCGGTTGTACATGCTGCGTTCGCGCCGTCGGGCGTCAATTTCTGGGGCGTCAATAGCTATCACAGTTCGGTTGGTAAGGTTGATGCGATTAACAGCCTTGCCTCCCTTCTCAATACGCAGGTTGCCAAAACGGTAAACCCCATCCTGAAGGGCGTCAACACTGCGGGTAAAGACATCAAGATTACGCAAGACGACCGAAACTCAGTCCCGGTCATCAATCTGCCATCCGGGACCGACCTCATTCCGCTGGAGACAAAACTCTCACTTGGGGACGCGCGCCTACAACTACAGGACATGCTGATTGAGATTGAGCGCGACATGCCAGAACTGGCGCTCCAGCGGATTCGCGAGCGTGGCGCTTTGACCGCGCCCGGTGTGCGTGCGGGGTACAGCGACGCCATTCAGCGGATCGAAATGGCGGCGGGCGCAATTGATGACGGGCTGGTACGCGCATTGCAGATGGCGCTCTCAATCATGGCATATCGTGAGAACCCGAAGGCGCGCGGGCTGTCGGCGCTGGGCTATGAGCGGGGCGATTTTGACATCACGCCAAAGCGCCGCGAAATCATCGGTGAAACACTCACCAAGACGGAGCGCACCACGATCCTTATGGGGTTGAATAATACGACGCCCGCGATTAAGCGGCTGGTGATGCGGGAACTCGAATTCTCGGACGATGACATTGCGCAGGTATTGCGCTCCCAGTCGACGGCGCAGCAAAACCCAGTTAACGGCGCGCAGCAAGCGCCCCAGCAAGAGCAACCACAAACACGCATCCCGCCAAACGCACTGGCACTGGCGCAGCGTGATTTGAACGCGCCGGAAGATGACGCTGATGTTTAACGACTTGCAAGCGCTGTTCACAGAAGCGGAGGGACGGCTCACGGGATTTGCCAGCGATCCGCCGCCCTTTGAGGATGACGCAATTGGTCGCCTTCAAAATCGCTTTGTCAGCCGCGCGCGCAAATTATCCGAAGACTACTTGAACGAGCGTATCACGCTTGAAGATTGGCTGACGGGCATGTTGGCAGCGTTGGCTGCGCTGCACACGGCAGTCTATTTGCAAGCGCACGCCGCGCCGGACGAAATGGACGCGCAAGACGTGGAAGACCTTGCAAATGCCATCGATGAACAGTCTGCGTACATGACCAACTGGGCAAACGAGCTTCGGGTGCGGGAACAGCAGGCGGCGGCGACGGAAGACAAAACTGGGACGCCGCTGCCCGTCCGTGCGCTGCTGTTGGGGCTGGCAACGGGGCTGGCTGGCGGTATTGCGCAGGCACTGAATGCGCTGATACAGCGCGCCACACTGTATGCAGAAGCCGCGCGTGCAACTGCATGGCGCGCGATCACGGGGCGCGTGGGGCTAACGCTACCTGCCTATCCTGGAGACGGTTCTACGCGCTGTAGGGTGCGCTGTAAGTGTCGCTGGGATATTCAGCGCGTGCCGGGCGGCTGGGATTGCTACTGGCGCTTGGGCAGTGCAGAGCATTGCGTAGATTGCGAACGGCGCGCGGCGGAATGGTCGCCGCTGCGCATACGTGGGGGCGTCGCTGTTTTTGGATAGCCTGCCAAGTGGAAACATGGGTGCAAGTCCCGTGCAGGCAAAGGTTTACCGCGCGCCGTCAAGCGCGGGTGTTGTGGAGTGGAGAGAAAAGAATGCTGATTCGTAAATGGCTAGACCCCGAACCCGTAGAGGGAAACGGAGACGGCGCGCAAACCAATAGCCTTACCGCTGGCGAAAACGCGGGTGCATCTGGCGCGCTAACGCAAGATCAGGTCAATGCACTCGTGGGGAACGCTCGCACGGAAGCGCGGAAGTCCGCAATCAACGCGCTGCTGAAAGAGTTGGGCTTTGAGAAGCCCGACGAACTTAAGGCGGCGGTTGAAGACGCGCGCAAACGCAGAGAAGCGGAAATGAGCGAAGTCGAAAAGGCGAAAGCGCTTATTGAGGCGGCGGAGCGTAAGGCGAAGGAACACGAGGCGCGCCTACAAGCGGTCGAGCAGGAGCGACGCTGGGAGCGCTTGAATAACAGCGTTCAGGCAGCGGCGTCCAAAGCGGGCGCGGCGTATCCCGAAGATGTCGCACTGTGGGCAGGCGCGTATGCCAAGGACCTACTAGAGGCGTGCATTGGCGAAGACGGCGCGGTAGACAGCAAGAAAGTTGACACGCTCATCGCCAGGCATAAGGAAGCGCGCCCAGCGCAGTATGGCAAGGCGGGCGCGCCCGGCAGCCCGTCGAATCAGCATTCATCACCCACCGACAAACAGCGCACCGAACAAGTGCTAGGCAGCAAGCCCATCATTCGATTCTAGGAGCAGAAAATGGCAGTTATTGCACTGGTTGCCGCGAACGTAAGCCGCGTGCAGCCTCAGACAGACGAGGTATATGGCGTGACCCTGACAGAAGCGGTCACGGTAGGTCAAGTTTTGTACCAGCTAACCACTGGTAAATTCGGGATTGCGGACGCGGACGTAGCGGGCAAGCAGCAGGCGCGCGGGATTGCGCTGGCTGCGGGCGCTGCGGGGCAAACCGTCCCGATGCTTGTTCGGGGCTTGGTCGGCGGCTTTACTGTGTCGTCACTGAACGCTGACGTTCAGGTGTTTTTGAGCGACACGGCGGGCGCGCTGGATACGTCAGCGGGTACGATGAATGTCGTTTGCGGGCGCGTGTTCGCAACGCCGGACGGCACAAAAATCTTGCGCGTTGATTTCGACTGGCTGCGCGCCTGGTCATAAAAGGATAAACCAATGTCTACTATCTTTGCGCTTGCTGGCTTAAACTCCAGCGACTATAAGTTTGCGCGCCAGGCGGATCAGCGCTTGCTGTACACCGCCATTCAGGAATATGTCACGCGCGCCAACGACGACATGCGCGGCGCGATGGATTTGTTCGTCAATGAAACGACCGAAATTGTCACTGAGCGCTACCAGCTTCCCATGAACGGTATGATGCAACCGCGCGCCGATGGCACGCGGGGCATGGCGCGGGCGCAGCGTGGGTCGTGGGACGTGGCATTTCCGATTGCGGATTACAGCGAACAGGTTGCCATGACCGACGTTGAAGCGGCGTACATGACGCCCGCTGCACTTGATGCACACATAAAGGGCATTGTCAGCATGTACGCTAATCGCGTGCGCTTTGAAATCCTCAAGCGACTGTTCAACAGCAACGCCAGCACGGTTGAGGACCCAAAGCACGGCACATTGACCATTCGCCCGCTTGCCAATGGTGATGCAGCGCTGTACCCGGCTAACATCTGGTCCGACGCAGAGGCGACCGAAAACCACTATCTGGAAAGCAATTACGCTGCCAGCGCCATCAGCGATACAAACGACCCGATTGTGACTATCGTGAGCGAACTGGAAGAACACTTTGGCTATCCAAGTGGCGGATCGCCGATTGTAGTGTTGATCAGTTCTGATCAATCGGCAAAGGTGCGCGCCCTGACAGATTTTGTCGAATTGCCAGACCGTTATATCGAGGTTGGTGCGCAGACTGACACGCCGAACGGGCTGCCCACCATTCCGACATCAGCGCGCTTCATTGGTCGCCACAAAAGGGGCGCATGGATTGCCGAATGGGGCGCTGGCAGTACTGGACAAGTTCCCACAAACTACATGCTGGGCATCCATTCCGAAACCGGACGCCCGCTGCGTATGCGCGTTGATCCTGCTGAAACGGGATTGCCACGCGGGCTGGCAACAGTCCTGCGTGACGACCGCTACCCCATTGAATCGCTCGAATGGCGTGCCCGTTTTGGCTTTGGTGCTGCAAACCGACTGAACGGCGTTGTGATGGAACTCGGCACGGGCGGTTCGTACACCGTTCCGGCGATCTACGCATAAGGCGGTGGCACATGGCAAAGAACTTCTTTCGTGAGTTGACCGCCAAAGTGATGATCGTAACGGGGGGTTTAACTGCCCCCCTGACCGGGAATGTCACGGGCAATGTCACAGGAAACCTGACAGGAGATGTCACGGGTAACGTGACAGGCAATGTGACAGGAAACCTGACGGGTAACGTCACGGGCAATGTCACCGGAACACACATCGGCGGCGAGCAGTTGACGGGCGTTGATGCAAACGCCGACGGCGCGATTACTGCAAAAATGGGCTATGTCTTTATCACCAAAGGCAGCGCGGCGGCACTGACACTGGCAGCGCCCGCCACGCCCGCCGATGACGGCAAGATCATGCACATTGTCGGCGCAACTACGTTCGCACATACCGTGACACAGACAACGCCCGGCTTCAATAATGGCGGCACTGCGTCGGATGTGGCGACGTTTGGCGCGGCGCGTGGTGTGCTAACGGTCATCGCGCACGGCGGCGTGTGGTACACACAATCGCTTGTAAACGTAACGTTAGGCTAAAAGCAATGGCAGACAAAGTATCAATTGCCATTCGCATCGAAGGCGCGATCTCAGAGATGGAAAGCGCCTCTCATGTGCTGGCGGGCGCGTTCGACGTTCCTGCACCTGAATTCCCGCGCAACGATAAGGACCCGATGATGCTGCGCGCGCGTCAACTGGAGTCAATCGCGGGGTTCATGTCTGCGATTGCCGAAGGTGTTGAGCGGACGTTCGCGGATGACGACGATCCAGAGGACGATCCAGAGGATTAACATATGGCAACCGCACAAGAGCGTATCGACCTGCGCACGGACACGGGGCATACCCCAGGCAGCTTGACCGACACTGCGATTGATCGGTTATTTGACCGCGCCACAGTGCAGTATCCGTCAAACACGCGGGCGCGCGATGCTCATGTGCGAGTGCTGCTACTCCGGCAGATGATGATCGAGGCGGCGCGCCAGGTCGATTACAAAGCGGGCGAAAGCAGCGAAAGCCTGTCTCAAATTCGCAAGGCACTTCAAGACACCCTCAAATACTTTGAAGGCGTGGAAAAAGACGCGGCTGCGCAGACCAGCGATAACACCATCGTCGTGTCTACGGTCAATCTGGGAGTATTTGCTGATGACAACTTTACCGGGCTGGATTAGCGCGCGTGGGCATGTAGATACATCGGCGCGTGGAGCAGCGGCTTACGCCCGCATCCTGGATAAGCCGTCGCTGATCGTGCTGGTGCGCAACGACACAGACCGTCCCGTACAACAATTTCGTATCGAATATGCCTCAACACAACCATCCACGACAGAGGGTGGCGCGGGGCAAAGCGCACAGCAGATTGCGATAGTATTCGGTGTTCGCGGCGTTACGGGCGTGACCGACGCAGACATCGTGCGCGAAGATCGCTTTGCGGCTGATGGCAAGGTATGGCGGGTTGTGGCTGTTACGGTGTTTCCGGGTGAAATACAAGCGCGGTGCGAGGCGTTGTCATGAGCCAATATAACACTCTGATCGGCAGCGAAACGATTATTGCCAACATCGACAATTTCGGCGGTGACATTCGCCGCGCGCTGGTGGACATTGCTGAAGAAATCGCGCCGCAAATGACCGGCTATGCCAAACAGAACGCGCGCTGGACAGACCGCACGGGGAATGCGCGGCGCGGGCTGGGAACGACGATTCGTCAGGTGAACGAAAACACGGTTGACTTGATTATTGCTTACAACGTCCCGTATGGCATCTGGCTTGAAGTCAAACACGCGGGGCGTTATGCCATCCTGATGGAATCAATTCAGGCAACTATTCCCACCATTCGCGCGGCGATGGCGCGCAAGTTCGGCTAACTCACAGGACGCACAACATGGCAACCATACGCACGGCACTGCGCACATTGCTGGAGAATGATGCTGCACTTGGCGCGCTCTTGACGGGCGGCGTGTTTGACGCCAGTGAATTGCCCCAAGACGGCGGCGGTATGAGCAGCGCACCGAAGGAAGCCAACGGTGTCACGATTAGACCGTATGCCATTATTCGGTTTGCGGCGTCCAGCGCGGGCGAAGCATGGGAACACGCCGAATTGCGCACGATGGTCGAGATTTACGCCTATCAGTCTGTTGGTTACGCAACGATTGAAAGCGCCTTAGCCCGCATTCAGCTACTGCTCCACGACAAATACATCACGGCAGATGATCGCCAGATTGCGCACTTTCTGTTGGTATTCGAGAGCCGCGATCTGATGGCAGATGAGATAGGAAGCGCCGCCATGCGCTTTGCACGCTATTCGATGGCAAGTATCAGATAAGGAAACAATCATGACCTACGCACTTGTAGCGTATAACGTTACCAAAGTATCGGTGGCGGCGCTGACAGGGACTAATACTTACGGTACGCCCGCAACAATCAACATCCTCACGCGGCTTGAAGTGAGCGATGTCATTGAAACCGACATGCTGCCATCCTATGGCATGATGGCGGAGGCGCTCGCCATCCCGACGCATAAGGAAGGCAAGCTTACGGTTGGCTCGGCAGAAATCGCGGCTTCACCCATTCTGTTTGGTCGTACATGGGCGGCAGATACGGGTACGCCTCCAAACCAGAGCAGCACGCAGCAGCAAGTGGCAGGCGGCGCGGGATTCCCGTATTTTGCCATCATTGCGCAGATTGCCACAACGGGCGGCGGAAGTCAGATTATCGGCGCGCCTAAATGCCAAATTCAAGGCACACCCATGATTGGCGGGGATGCAAACCGCTTTAGCACGGGCGAAATGAGTTTCATAGCGCTGCCTGCCAACCCGACAATTGGGCGCGTCATGCGCATTGATCGCGCGCAAGGGACATACGTGTTTCCCGCCGATGCAGCCGCCTTCGCGACGTTCTTTACCGGATTCTTCTCATAGGGGTGCAGCATGGATGAATTTCTAGGGGTGCGTGTTGAGAAAGTCCGGCGAGGCATTTATGACGCATGGCTGTTTGGCGATGACGAAAACCCTGTACGCATCTATCGCGCCCACTTGCGCGACGTGATGGCAACGCTGAATCTCATGACACCGCCGCCGAACATCATCGCTGCGCAGTTGAGCGCAGACGAAGACGAACTGGCTACACGCGCAAATATCCAGTTGACGCGCGAAGACATTGACTATGTGCGTCGCGTCAATCTGGCAGCGTGCCAGGCAGCGATCATTTCCCCTGTGGTCGTGGATGCGCACCCGCGCGATTGTGGCGAGAATGAAATCTCATTCTCGGAACTCACAGACTTTCACCGCAACTGGGTTGCAAAATTTTGCACACCGGAGGAAGCGCAAGTCGCCGTTGCGTTTCGCGAAAAACCGAAAGCAGGTATTCGCGCTGCACCAAACCGCAAAAACCCTGAGCCAGCGCCCGTCGCGCCTGTTGAGGATACGCCACCCGCTGATAGCGTACTGGCTTGATGAAGCAGTTGTAAGTTTTGGCAACAATGTTGAAAGGAAACTTGCCGAAATCACCGGGCGCGGAAAAAACCCCACACCGAAATACACATTTGAGCAGGCGCTAGGGGTGGGCGGCGCGTTTGGCTCATTCGGCGCGTTTGACACCTTCACACCCCCTGACGAATAGGTAATCCCATGTCTCCAGATGGCGCAAGCTTAGGAACTACATATGCTGCCGTGCGCCTCTCGACGGACGGCTTGCAGCAAGACGTTGCCAATGCCCAGCGAATCATGGAGTCGGGATTTGCGGGCATTAACCGCCAGCTACAATCGTTTGGCGGCTCACTGCAAAGCATCGGCGCGGGGTTAACCGTTGCTACACTGCCCATTGCGGGCGTGCTGCAACAGTCAGCAAGCGCATTTGCCACGTTTAATGAAAACATGGTGAACGTGCAAGCCGTAACGCAGGCGAGCGCCGAACAAATGGCGGAGTGGGAAGCGGTCATTCGGCAGGTGGGGGCGTCCAGCCGTTTCGGTGGTGCTGAGGCATCGGCGGCGTTCTATGACATCGTGGGCGGTGTCACGGACGCAACGCAGCGCGTTGCCATTTTTGAAGAGGCGATAGCGCTTGCTGAGGCTGGTAACGCCGATCTTGCAGCCTCTACCCGCGCGCTTATCTCAGTCATGAATAGCTACGCCAGTAGCGGGCTAGAAGCCGGACGAGCCAGCGACATCCTAACCCGCGCCGTGGGAATGGGTGTCGGCACAATGGATCAGTTCGCAGCCGCGCTACCCCAAATCACGGGGCTTGCTAACAGTCTGGGCATCTCGTTTGAGGACGTGGGCGCTGCCGCCGCGTTTCTGACCACGCAAGGGAACACCGCCTCCGAAGCCACGACCCAACTTGCAGGCATGATGTCTGCGCTCATGAACCCCAACCAGCGCATGAGGGATGCGTTGGAGAGGCTGGGCTATACCAGCGGACAGGCTGCAATTGAGGCGCTGGGGCTGGTGGGCGCGTATCAGGCGTTGGCAGAACAGGAAGGCGCTGAGGCTATTCCGGCGCTGGTTGGGCAGCTAGAAGCCATGCGCGGTGTCACTGCGCTCACGGGCGGTCAGTTTGCCGAATTTCAGCAACAGTTCGAGCAGGGCATTGACGGGCTGACCGATAGCACGCGCCTGACCCAAATGCAGTCAGTTAACTATCAGTTTGCGTTACTTCAATCCGGCATTCAGGACATAGGCATTACCATTGGCAGTGTAATGCTACCGCCACTGACTGCGCTTACGGGGCGTCTGTTGCCACTGGTGCAACAGATCGGCATATGGGCGCAACAGAACCCGGCGATCACATCGCAGATTGTCGGACTGGCGGGTGCGCTTGTGGCACTTGGTCCTACGCTTGGCTTGGTGGGAACACTGATTCGCGGCGTTGGCACGGCGCTCACCATTGCGACTGGTCCCATGGGACTAATCATCGCTGGCGTTGGCGCGCTTTATTGGGCGTTTCAGACCAACTTTCTGGGCATTCGCGATGCTGTGCAACCCGTGCTGGATTTGTTCGGAGAACTGGCAACCGCATTTCAGACGGGTTTTTCAACGGGCGGTATTGAAGGTGGTATTGATACGCTCTTTACCACGCTTACCACTCGTGTCCCAGAGCTAACGCCTATCATCGCTAATTTGCAATCGGCGTTTAGCGGCGTGGGCGATTTCATCAACGCCAGTGTGCTCCCTGCGTTGCAACAGCTAGGCGCGTGGTTCATATCCGACGCGCTGCCACAGATTGCGGGTATCGCGCAAACGGCATTCGGCACAATCTCGAGTGCCATCGCGTGGGTTATGCCGTACCTGCTTCAGGTCGGCAACTGGTTCTTGGTTGACGGCTTGCCGATGATCCAGAACTTCATTAGTGGCACTGTGCTGCCCGTGTTGGCTGTGTTCGCAAACACGATTGCAGGGCTGTGGACATGGGCGCAACCGGGCTTAACGCAGCTTGCCGACTGGTTCACGACAAGCGCGCTGCCTGGAATAACGACGTTCATCAACGATGAAGCCGTTCCGTTTTTCCAAGATCTTGGCACTGAGATTGGCAACCTGTGGACCGACGCACAGCCGCACCTCGACAACCTGCGCAACTGGTTCACGACTGAAGCACTGCCGGGTATCATTGGATTTGTAAACGAGACAGTCATCCCGGCGGTTCAGGGGTTTATCGACGCGCTGGAAGGCATTGGTCTTGTTGCGCAGCCATTGCTAGAGATTTTCAACACCTGGTGGACAGAGACATTTATGCCGGGCGTGCAAGGCAGCGCATCTGAAGCGCGGCGCATATGGGACGGGTTCGTTGGTGCGCTATCGGGCATGTGGGCAACGGTGCAACCGCTGGTGCAGCCGATTTATGATTGGTTTCGCGATACGTTTTCCTCAATCACGACGTTTATTCAACCCGTGATCGACTTTGTGGTGCGCATTGCGACGGAAGCAAGCAACACACTGAACATGCTGAGGCAGCTAGGCTCTATGGTTGGCATTCAAGTACCCAACATTCCTGCGCCCGCCCCTGTTCCGGCACCGATAGCACCATCAGGGAGTATATCAACGAACCAGTATGGCGGCTTTGGTGCAGCGCTACCGCCGCCCCGCAGACCGATCACCATGCGCGATAGCGGCGGCTTCGGGTACGCGGGTCAGGAATACGTGATTGGCAGCGGTGCGCAACCAGAGCGCTTTGTTCCACAGACTAACGGTATGTTCGTGCCGAACTCCGGCGCTGGCATCACCATTAACGGGCTGGTTATCAACGCCGACACCGCAGAGGGCGGGCGCGCCGCCGCCGATGCGTTCTCAGAGCATCTACAGGCGCGTATGCGCGGGAACGGATTGCGATGAGACTCAATCGTTTCGAGGCAAACGGACAAACCTACACGTTCCCCGCCACGATTGCGGCGTATGACTGCAATTTTGCAGATGTGCAGTCGAACATCGTGCGCACGGCAGGTATGTCGGGCGGGGTGTCGCTTTATGGCGCTGCTCCTGCTCCAACGCCCGTTGGACGCATACGCCAGTCGTTTACGCTCGTCAGCCCGACGCGCGCGGGTATGGACACATTGCGGGATAGCATTCGTGCGCTATCTCAGTGGGGCGCGGGGCGTCTGTATGTGCGCCCGACTGATTATCCGTTGCGCGCCGAACGCTGGACACACGCCAGCGTTGCCGCCGTAGATATGCCGGAAGACACGTCCGGGCAGGCGGACTTGCACCAGCGACTTACGCTCAATTTCGATGCACCTGATGCACGCTGGTACAGCATTCCGCCATCGATGGCGCTGGGATTGATTTGGGATCAGGGGACATGGGACGGCTATCGATGGCAGCCCGCCACATCGTCACCCGAAGTCGCCATTAGCACAACGGCACAAACGTTCACTGTCACAAACAGCGGTAACGCGCCCGCGCTGCCCGTCCTGGAGGCGCAAATACCCGCCTCGTGTCTGTTCACCATCGCGCGCATGGTCAACGGCGTGGCATATGAAGCGCTCACATTCCAGAACATCCTTACGCGATCGGTCTACCTGCGCATAGACGCGCGTGGCAAAACCGTGCGCGCCAACGGCGCAAGCCAATTTATCTATCTGAATTACAGTCATCCCGACTGGATACGCCTGTTGCTGGGCGTCAATACGTTCCGTGTTTCTCTGAGCGCCGGAACAGGCACGCTAATCACGACACACTGGGATACGTGGGTGTAAACAGCAAGGAGTGCAATGCAATGAAGAACGCAGCACCGAAGAAAAGGTTGGACGCGCTATTCATTATTGAGACGCGCCAACCCATAGGCGCAATGCCCTATATCGCCGCAAAAATCATGTGGCATGGCGAAAAGTCGTTTGAGACCAGCACTTTTGAATTGAGCCTTGAAGACACCCAATCGTTGATCGATGTGTTGCTTGAAGCGCACCGCACGGGGCTTGAATTCGCTCGCAAACAGGGCGGCGACGGAGACTAGGCATGGCAAAATTTGTTGACGTTTCATCGATTGTCGCCAATCAATTTGCAACCGCGATGAGCGTGCGCAACGCATTTGACGGTCTTGACGCCGAGTTGGGCATCGCGTACATGGCGGGTATCGGGAGTATGTCGGGCGGGCGGCTGGCGCTGTCGGCGGCGTCACCCATCGCGACAGGGGACATCAGCAGCGGCTTCGTTTACCTCGTGGCATATTCAGGCAACTACGTCGTACTGTTGGACACCGCAATCAATGCCTGGCGTCCAATCGGTATCGGCACGGCGTCCGTGTCTCTGAGTGGCATTGCAGCAGGCACGAATGTCGACATATTCGCGTCTGCGAACACCAATGGCACGGTGATGCTGACCGCAATCGCATGGACGAACAGCACGACTCGCGCCACTGCCTTGACGCGCGTAAATGGTGTTTGGTGCATGGCTGGCACTGCCAATCCAGGCAGCCACCTGTATCTTGGCACTGTTCGCACGACCTCTTTGGGTACGTGTGCGCAGGTTGCCAGCAATTCAGTTCTCTGGAATCAGTTCAACCGTGTAAATCGCGGTATTGTGGCGACCGAAGCCGCCGATAGCTGGACATACGCCACTGGCACTTGGCGCGCATATAATGGCGGCGGCACGCCCACCGCGCGCGTAAACGCCATTACTGGTGATGCGGGGTCGGTTGGCATCGTGCGCGGATCGGGATACGCCACCGCAACAGGCGGTGTGCATGGCGCAATCGGTATAGGCGTGAATTCCACAACCGCACCGACGGGCGCGCCGTCTGGCGCTCAACCGGGTTCAAGCGTTGTGCAGTTGCACGCTCCTGTAAACGTGCTAATGCCCATCGGATGGAATGCGATCCATCTGTTGGAAGTTGCCAGCGGCGCAACGGTCACGTTTTATGGCGACAATGGCGCATTGTCGGGCTTGTACCAGGCGGGAATTTCCGCCGTTGTGGAGTGCTAAATGCCTTGCCTTTACGCAGAGGTTGCTGACGGTCTTGGCTACCGCGTCGGTGCCGGAACGGTCAACAGCGCCATCTCGCTCTCGGTACGCCGCCGCTTGGATGAAATCGGGTCTTTCTCGTTTGAAATCCCGATTAGCGATACGCAGTCAGTTGCTATTCTGCAATTCCAGCGCACGGTGACATTTTGGGTGAGCGAGAACGGCTATTCGCGGCGGCTGGTGTCGGGCGCGATTACGCGCATTCAGCACACGGCGAACCGCACCGTGCGCTATGAATGCATTGACGAACTACACGAGCTACATCGAATCAGTACGCTTCTGGCGCGCGTATATGCCAACACAACCGTACAGTTTGAGGTTAATGCGCTGCTCGCGCTTGTACCCGGCGGCTGGACTGCCAACATCAGCAGTCAGTTTGCGTCGCTCATTCGTGATGATCGCTTTGACGGCGCGAGCGTCTTTAAGGCAATCAAAGGTCTGGTCAGGAACATTGACGCGCATATGCGCACCAGCATGACCACCGGGCGCGTCTTGGAAATCGGCGCGTTTGGCGAGCGTATCCCCCTGCTGATTACCAATGTCGATAGCGGGCGTCAGGAATTGCTGGACAATCGCGAGATTGCACTTATCACCAGCATCGCGCTCATTCGCGAAAGCGAAGACATCGTCAACAGCATCATCCCGTTGGGCGCGGGTGAGGGGGAGGCGGCGCTGGACTTGCGCCGCGCAAATGCCACAACGTTTTACAGCCGCCGCAGCCTGAATGTCATAAACAAGCCCATCTACCTTTTAGAAGACCTGACAAGCATCGGGCTGTATGGGCTTGCGCAGAAGGTGGTGCAATTTCAGGACATCGCGCCCACATCCAATTCTGTGAGCGCCGCAACGATTGCCGCCAACAGCCTGCTTGCGGCGGCGGGTGCATATCTGCGCAAGAATGCGTTTCCCACCTACGCAGTACGCGCGTCTCTGAGCAAATGCCCACAAACGATACGACCGGGCGATCAGGTGCGCGTGACGTACAACGGAATGCTGGAAAGCGAATACGGCAAACCAGACCGCTACCTGAGCATCAATCAGGATATGTTCGTGATCGGCGTAAACGAAACCTTTTCAGCAAGTGGAGCGCCTACCGTATCGCTCGAAATGGACACGATAGATCGCCCGCTTGAAGACGCCGTCGACAGCATTATTAACACGGTCGAGGCAGTGCAATTGCGCGGGCTAAAGCCCAGCACATCGATGACCGCCGTTACATTTTCGCAAAAGGACGCGGTGCGCAGCGAAACGCCACTCAACTCAAACTACAGCAAGCGAGCGCGCTTCACGTTTCGCGCCAATGAATTCTTCCTCAACCTGTTGCGCGTAGAGGTGCAATTCAGGACGTTTCCGCTGTTTGCAACGGCGGCGGCGGGGCAGGAAGACGTGGCGAACGAGAAGGGCTTTGGCACGTTTTCATGGGAGGTGACGGTTGACGACAAATACCCGTACAACCTCAGCGTCTTTATCAATGGCGTAGACCGCACGGCGGCGCTAGGTGGAAAATGGGCAACCAGCTTTCCAGCCTCGCAAGTCACGCAAACACTGGACATTAGCGAATACATCGTGGATGGTGACAACTGGCAACGGGAACACGTCATCGAATTTGTGTGCGAGATACCGCCGGGTGCGCAGTCAATAAACACCGAATTTCCCAATCGACCAATCACGACGTTTGCCGCCACGCACGGCATGATTGAATGCAACATCACGCTGTTGGGCGTCCTGCAAGCCATTCTTCCCGACTAGGAGACAATCACATGCGTATCTTGTTTGCGCTGGCGTTGCTGGCGCTGTTTGCGTTCACTGCGCCCGCCGAAATTTCCGCACAGACGGGAAATCCCGATTGTATCGAGAACGGAAACACCATTCTGGGTATTCCGACATTGTGTGATCCGGTGTGTGACTTTGGCTTAAACCCCATTCTGCACTCGGAGTGTCTTCCGTTCTTGCTGCCCGTCGGGACAGAACTCATCGTGAATGCGGGAACGCGCGATGAACCGCTGGCATTGCGGGTCACAGTCTACGGTTATCTGTACGATCTGCATAACGACGAGTGGACATACGGCATTGTCATCAATCCAGCCAGCGCCAGCTACGCCGCTCCGCACCAAGTATGCGAAGTCGGCGCGCTGCCGTGCGTCATTCCGTCTGAACCCATTCGTCTGGCGGGGAGACCATGAACCAGTACATTGAGGTCGGCGTCTTCCCGAACGTGGCGGGCGTCTATCGCGTAGACTACGTTTTACCTGGTGCGACATCTTCCACGCCGACCATAACCGACATGACGCCAGAGACCTACTGGCAGGCATTGGCAAACACCGTCGTTGACTTTGAAACAATAAAGGCAGAACGCAACGCAGCGCTCGCTGCGCTAGCGCCGACCGAGCAGCAATTGGCGATTACCTTCCCGCCCAACGTCTGGGATTACCCGCGCGAAATCATCCCGTTTCTGAATACGCGCGCCAATCTGCTCGCCGCCAAAAGCACACAAATGGAACATTACACATCTGTCAATGCGGAGTACGAAATCGCACGCGCACGATTGTTCTATCTGGTCAACTGGCGTCCCTTTTTGGGGCGTCAGCCGCACGTCATTGTGGACATTGACGGTTTCAGCACCTTGCGACGGATTAGCCTGCGCGCCAATGGTGAACTGGAAGTTGCCGTATATCTCCGAGAACAAGAAAGCACGTTGGGGGAACTTGGATGAAAAAGCGCATACTCATCATTGGACTGATCACGCTGGTACTAATCCTATCGCCTTTGCTCGGTGGGGAGCGCCTTATTGCGCAGGTGGGGCGCTGTCAGGTGGGCGCAATTAGCCTCAGTCCGTCTTCAAACTGGGCAGCCGTGCTGAATGCCAACCCGCCGGGAACGGAGTACTGTCTGAGCGACGGTACGTACTCAGGATTTAGCGTGCGTCCCGAAAACGGCGACCGCTTTACCTCCCAGAATCTGCACGGGGCGATTCTGGACGGCAATAACGTAACCACACACGCTTTCTCAAACGATTTTCAGTTCGGCACTGTTGCGCAGCCAGGCGCAATCGTGGGTGTGATCATCGATGGCTTTGTCATCCGGCGTTACTACACCAACAATGCCTACGGTCAAAACCAGGCAGCGATTGACGCCTTCAGCGGTTGGCAAATCCTCAACAATCGCATCGAGGACAACGTGGCGGGCGTCATCTTTTCGCGCGCCAATTGGTCATGCGCACGAGCGGCAACGGCGGCGGGGCTGTTCACAGACAGGCGCATTATCATTGACAACAATGATTTCGTTCGCAACGGGTATGTATCCCTCTACTATCAGGGGACGCAAGCCACGATTACAAACAACGATTTCATTAACAATGCGTGGGGCGCTGTGTTTAATGACGCGCGCTACTATGGACACTTCAAAATTCTCAACAATGCAGTGCAAGGCACGGGCGGGCAGCGCTGTAATGTCTTGAGCGCACAACCGGGCGATCAGGTGATCGTGGCGTACAATTATTTCGCCGCGAACCAGGCACTCGGCTTGTGGAGTGATGAAGGCGTTGGCACGGGGTACAGCGCGCTTATCGAAAACAATGTGTCGGAATTCAATTCATGGTTCAATATCGTTCATGAATTGTCGGACGGCGCGATCATTCGCAACAATCGAACCCGTTGCGCCCGCGCGGTTGCAAGCGGGCTTCCTGCCAGCGCACCGAACGACGCAGGGCGCTTCAGTTCGGGGTGGTCTGGAGCAGAATTTGCGCTGATTAGCTCGGATAACAACACGACTGTCAGTAACAACTTTTTCCAGAACTGCCTGCCCGGAACATCGCTCACGGCGGGCGGGCGAACAATGATTGTCAACGCCAATTCGCCAGGACGCGGGATCGTCGTGATGGAAGACGGCGGACGTGTGGCGGAGTACAAGAATACATCCGGGACATTCACGGGCAATATTGTGCAATTGGCGTCCAATAGCGACTTCGCGTTTGCGACGTTCGATTACAGCGGCGATAGCGGGATTACAGCGCTGACCATTGCGGGGAACGCTTACTACGTCCCAACGCTGGGTGGGCAATGGTACTTTCATCAAAACGCCTTCCAGACGTTCACGCAATGGCGAGCCTTCAACTTCGATACGATTGCCAGCGGTTCGACCGAAAATCTCGGCAGCCCGCCTGGTCAGCCAACGAATACGCCGACGCCGACCACGAACGCCACCACGACCAACACGCCCGTACCGACGGCTACCTCAACAGCGTACCCATCGCAGCCATACCCGAATGGCGTTGCGCACGCCGTTCCGGGACGGTTGCAAATGGAGAATTTCGACGGCGGCGCGGCAGGGTTCTTTGAAGCAGACGGGTTAACGGACTTCAACGCCTTCGGTAATGTCTATCGCTTTCCGACGGGCGTAGACATCAAGCCAATCACGGCTGGATATGCCGTTGGCTATTTTGCTGCGGGCGACTGGATGCAATACACCGTCAACGTGGCAACGACGGGGTATTACAGCATCACGCTGTCGGCTTCTGAGGCAGACGCAGCCGCGCCGCGCCCGCGCCAGGTGCGCCTATCCAGCAACAGCGGTGCAACCACGCTGGCGATCTTTAACGTCGTTGCGCAGACCGACTGGGCGGTTTATGCGCCCACGACGGTAACGGGCGTTTACATGACATCTGGCACTCGTGTGCTGCGTGTAGAAAGCGTGAACGGCTATTCGGACATTGATTACCTGGACTTCGTTCTGACAGGAACGCAGACCCCGACCTTCACGCCCAGCCCAACGCCCAGCGGTACAACCACCACCACGCGCTATGAAGCAGAGACTTACACAGACGCGGCGTCTGGGATTACAATCTATGGGTCTGCCGACCCGCTTGGCGGCGGGTCTATCGTGGGCGAGTTTAACAGCGGACGCTGGATTTCGTTTAACAGCATAAACTTGGAAAGCGGCGTGGTGGCGGCACGGCTGCGCGCAGAAGGCGGCGGTTCGGGAACGTTCTCGCTGCGCACCGGAAGCTCTGGCGGTCCCGCGTTCTGTACGTTCTCCATTGTGGCAAGCGCCTACACAACCTTTACTGGCACTTGTAACGGTTCTGTCAGCGGTACGCAAACGATCTGGCTCACGAATGACAACACAAACTGGGCGAACATCAACTGGTTTGAGCTTGACACCACATCGATTAGCGCCACCAATACGCCGACAAATACGCCGACGCCGACAAACACGTTTACGCCCAGCCCGACGTTCACCGCCACGATTACGCCGACGCCACTGCCAACCGCGACCACGCTGCCTACGATAGCGCCCGCCAGCCGACAATCCATTATCGCCACGTTGGACGCGCAATACTTCACACAACTCACGGCGGTTGCAACTGCCAATGCAAATCTGGCAGGAGCGCAGGTGGCAGCCGCAACCGCGCGCGCGGCGGTGTCCACAAGCGTACCCGTCGTTCTGACCGCCAATGCTTGCGCGGTGAACATTAACAACGCTCGCGAGCAGTGGCAGGACGGCATTCTGACCGCAACGCCCCAGTTTCCTTGCTGATTTAGTAACCTATCTAAGGACACCATCATGCCAGAAGCATACATAAACGAGGTTGTGCTGGGGATTGTCGCCTTACTTGGCATGATGGTCACTGGCGGTTACGCCATGATTGAGCATTTGCGCAGAAAGTCAAGGCAAGAGGCGAAAGCGCAAGCGTTCACACTGGAGCAAACCAAAGAACGCCTTAACGACCTCGAAAGGCGCGCAAATGAGGCAGGCATCCGCGCTGCTGCAGCCGAACTGCGCGCAGACCGTGCCGAGAACCAAAACGCCAGCTTGCGCGCTGAAATTCGCCAATTGCGGGATGCCATCGCCGATAACCAAACCGCCATTCAGGGTCTGCAAAAGCTGCTAGACGAGAAGCATTTGCGGGTCACGCTTCTGGAAAAGGACATCGGCGAACTTCGGGAGCGCGTGGCTGTCCTGACCACTGCGCGGGATGCTGCCAACGAAGAGCGCGATGGTCTGCTGATCGAAAACCGCGCATTGAAAGCGCAGCGCACAGCACTTGAAAAGCGTATCAAGGCGTTGGAGGAAGAGCGCATTGAAGACCGCAATGAAATTGCGGTCTTACGCCGCCAGGTTGACGAACTTCGGGAGCGGCTGGATAAGTACTCCACGAGCGAACAGCCAGTGGCAGAAGGGGTCATGCCGTGAGCGTTTTTGGCTTTAACATTCTGCCACAACGCAAGAACAGTGCGCGGATACTGCCAGACGTGGCGCGCCTGAAACCCCGCTGGACGCTGGTCATGGATGATCACGCGCTGGCACTGCGATTGCGAAGCGTTGGTTATGGCGTCATCTATCGTCAGTATCGCCCCGATGACGCACGCCTGCATGAAACCATGACGCCCGCGCAGTTCGTGCAGGAACATGCGTACCACGTCGCGAATGGCATTGTGCTACAGGTGCTAAATGAGCCTGTCGTCAATACTCTTACAGATTGTAAGAGATTGAGCGAGTGGCTTGTAGATGTGCGGACGCTCATGCCGAACGCGCGCCTTGCGTTCCCTAATTTTGCAATGGGCAATCCGCACGAAAACTTAATTCAGCAAGGCGGGTTTGACACGCTTATCAAAGGCTGGCGCGCTACCGATCTGCTGACACTGCACGAGTATGCCAAACGCGGCGATCCGCTGTTTGGCTGGCTCATCGGGCGCTATCGTTTTTGGCTGGAGCGGTTTGCCGCGCTGGGCAAGCCACTGCCCGAAATCGTCATGACGGAGTGCGGGTATGACATCGGCGGCGGGCAGGGGGACGGCTGGCACGCGCACATCACGGCAAAGCAGTATGTCGAAGTCCTGCGCAGCATTGGCGCGCATTACAGGCGCGATAAAGTGAGTGCGTGCATATTCTGTTATGGAGATGGATTCGGGTGGAACACGTTCAACATTGAGGGAGAAATACCGATTATGGATGAATTGATAGAACAAAACAAGATGGCGGCGGCACGGCTTGCGCCGCCGGAGTGGGGTGACATGCGTTCCGTGCGCATTACCAGCGTGGGCAATACACCAAGCGCCACACACCGCAACATCCGCCAAGAACCGACAAACGCCAGCCCCGACTTGGGCGATCTGGTGGTAGGTGACGTTGTGGACGTCAGCGCGTTTTCCAACGCCGCCGCCGGGTTCGTGTGGCGTAAGGTGCGCAAGGGCAGTGTTGTGGGCTATGCCGCCCTGCCATTTACGTGGGAAGCCATTGTGCCATTGCCGACGCCTGTTCCACCGCAGCCGGAAGACCCGCTCGCCATTTTCATTCGCATTGACATACCGCCGCACCCGAAGTTGCAGCCAGACCGCGCCGCGCGTATCAAGCTGGCAATGAAAGCGACGCTTGCCGCAATCAACGTTCTCGTTGGAGAGCTTGCCGGAGACGTGCATATCCGTCTGGATGATTCGCGTTTCGCCAGTCAATTAGAGCCAGTATCGAAAGAGGGAGAGACCGACAATGGAAATTAACGACATTCTGAGGGAGATCGGGCAGTTTTTCACCAACGCTGATGTTGGCATTGCTGTACTCGTGGCAATTGCGCTGGCGATCTGGTTGCTGCGCCCCGTGCTGCTGCGCGCGGTTGACGCCCTGCGCACAAGCGTTGACAACGAAGTCTTAGGAGAAATTCTGCGTTCGTTTGCTCAAGCCAGCAAGCAAGCGTTGGATGGCTACATTGCGGCGCGCATGGAAGAGGCAAAGGCAACGCCTGCGAAATGGGATGACGTGGCGCTAGAAAGCCTGCGGGAATCATTAAACATCCTGTTTGATCGCGTGGAAGATCTTGAAAGCTCGTTTGTTGAAGACGAAGACGAAGCCGCCGCCGAACCGATCAACTGATTTTCCGTCCGTGCGGAAAATTGCACAGCCAACAAAAAGAGCCGGATGTCCGGCTCTTTTTGTTACCTCGATACTTTCGCTCCTATCGCTGTTTTGGCGCGTATTCCGACAAACGCGCATGTCACACCCGCGAGCAGGATGAGACTGTGTAGCATACCAAGTTCCATTGATAGTGCTGACACAATCCAGACTTGGATACTCATCCAGACGGTGTGTGCAGCGGTAACAGTCAGCAGCGCAAAACAAACCAGCGAGGCAATAAAGTATCGATTGTTAAGGTTGACGTTCACGGTTTTCCTCCTGTACGTCTATTGGGGCGATATTGCCCCAAATGCGCGTCAGGAAGCCCTCGCATTTGGCGCACTACCGCTGCACACTCTACAGGACACAAATCTACATTTGTGTCCTGTAGGGTAATCAGCGGCTGCGGCGCTTGCTGTCTCGCATGGTCTGGGATACCGCGCTGACCACTGCAATCGCGATACCTCGCTCCATTCCACGCTTGACAAGCCACCCCGCTTGTTTCCGCTGATTACGTGTCATTCGAGTTGGCATATTCACCTCCTGTTTGCTCACTCGATATACCCCATTGTATTTCAAGCTACGTAGTTTGACAAGCTACAAAAGTGATATAAAATAGGTATAAGATCGTTACATAGAAGGGCGGGTGATTGATGCAAACGCACAGGCTGGAAATTCGGTTGACACTTGACGAACTTGCGGCAGTGGACGCGCTTGCAGGTCAGAATGGAATTGCGCGTGCGCAAGTTGTGATAGACGCACTACGCCCGTACTTATTAGAACAGGGTTACATGCTTGTAGAGAAACGCCCGACGTGGGGTGGGCGGCGCGTGCCTGACGACGTGACGGAAGAGCTTCGGCGTTTGCGTGAAGGATAACAAGCAGCGCCCGGCTCAGCGCTGAGCCGGGCGCTTTATCGCTCTATGCGCGTAACCGACGCGCGGCGGTCATTCGTTCGTGTCGCTGCGCTTGCGTGACTGACGTGGCTTGCGGCGGCGGGCGAAATTCATCCCGCGCAGCCGAGCTATGTGCACTCTTCCATTGATGATTCTTGGCTCAACGCCCATGCGCGCCGCGATGATGCCGCGAACTTGCCGATTTCATACCAATTCATACGCCCCCCGTTTGGACGCCCCGCAACTGCGGGGGCGCGTTGATTTATTCGGCGTAAAACTTAAACAGATTGTACTTACGCAGAAAGCCACGAACCACTACAGCTTCCCCGTTTTCTTCGTCGCTGTTCTTGACCCAGACGACGCGCCCGCCCACCCGCACCGCCTCCTCCATCGCCGCTTGGCTTGGAGAAGCGCGATTTGTCCATTCTGCGGTGTCATCGTAATCTAGATAATATTCCGGGTATTCTGTCGCCGAGCGTTCTTCTGCGTACAGGCGAGTAACGCTGTAACCTTGTCGGTAAGCCATGCGCAGGCGTTCGCTGCCATGCGCATCGATCCACACCTTCATGTCCGCTTCGTACTGCGCTTTGGCTTGCGCCTGGCGCGCATCGTACGCAGCTTTCGCCGCCTCATATTCATCGCGCAGCTGCGCGAGTTCGCTACCGGGCGTCCATTTCGGCTGCTCGGACATCGAATATGGCAAGTCGTCATTATTCAGCGCAGTGATTGCGGCGCGGTAGATCGGGCGCCAAACGTCTTCGGTCGCTTTGCGGCGATACGCCGCCTCCTTTTCAAGATACGCCTGGTGCTGCTGATGTCGGCGCGGGCGTTCGGCAAGGTCAGCCAGCAGGAAATCGATTTTTTGCTGCTGCGTTTGCAACTGATCGGGGTGAACGTCAACAGGCGCAAATGCACTTGGCGCACCAAGTCCTTCCTGGCGGTACGAGCCCGCGAGGTAGGGGCGCGGGCTCGCATCGCGTCCCAGCGCGTGATATAATTCCATTTCCTCGCGCAACGGTTGAAGCTCTGGCAGCGCGGCGTCGATCTGGAACTGATGCTCGACTGGCAGGATTTCGCCCGTTTTGACGAAATGCTGCTTGACCACACCATCTGATACTTTGTATTTCACTAGCACGTTCATGGTTTGCCTTTTCGGTCACTTAACCTGTACGCCTAAATGCGCACACGCGCACCTACCACCGACTCAAACAGTGGCAGCGCGGCAGCACGCTGCCGCGCTCGCACGACCACAGATTAGGACGCCTTGCGTTCAGCAGCACGGCGGCAGGCTTCCGCCAGATGACGCTCAAACAGCGCCGGAGACTGCTCAGCAAGTTTTGCAACGTGCTTGCGGGTGCGGCAGGCGATCATGTAGGAATAGGGGTAGGCGCGCGAGGGGGTGCAAATGACGCGGCTGACGCCGCAATCTTCCGCTTCGCTGGGATACCAGCGACCAGCGTTGTCAAATTTGCCATCAGGGTGAATGACGCGATCCCGCAACGCTTCGTAGACGAACTGGATGTCAGACTTGGAGAAGGTAGTGGAGGAAATGTTAGCGATTATTAGATTATCTTTCTGCAATCACTCGATTGCAACTATGCAAGTCACTCGACTTACAAATACAGTGTAATCGATTTATCGTATATTGTCAAGTATTTGCCCCCCCCACTTTTGAGGTTTTCCGCCTTGCTCGCTAACCCACCACCCGCAGGCGATGCCCGCCGCGACGCAGCACAACCGTATCCGGATAAATTATGCTCTTCTGCCTCGACTAAATCGGAATATTGATTGTACGTGATCAT